AGTAGGAGATGGTATGCCTCAAGAACAGGCAGTTGCTGCTTGTCATTCAACATGGAGAAGAGCTAAAGGAATAAAGGAACCTAAATCTAAAATGAACTTAAAATTTAATTATCAAGTACCAATTATAGAAAGTGCCTTTGTAAATGATGATTTTATTATCACAGGAGTTGCTTTAAATGCAACCGTTACTTCTAATAATCACAAGTTTTTAGCAGAAGAATTAAAAAAATCTGCTGATACTCTTTCTGGAGTTCCATTATTAATAGACCACAGAAACGAAGTTGAAGCAATTAAGGGTCGAGTTCTAAATGGAGAATATAATGAAGAAGGACCAAAAGTTAATTTCAGGGCACATGTTATTGACGAGACTATGAAAGGGATGATTAAGGATGGTAGGATAAACAGTGTATCTGTTGGGTGTGCAGTAGAAGAATTAGAAGAAACAGAAGATGGCTTTTTCATTCCACGAGGAATTGAATTTAAAGAATTGAGTTTGGTTGCAGTCGCAGCAGATGCAGGAGCAACATTTGATATAGCATTACAAGAAGCCTATAAAACTGTTATTAATGGAAGTATTGAAGAAAGTTATGCGAATGCAGAAGAAGTAAAAAAGGCTATGTCAAAATTCAATAAAACTAATTTTAAGTCTAATGAAGAAAAAATGGAAGCAAGATTAAGAATTCTTAAAGCAGGCAGAAAATTCAAGATAGACACAACTGAGTTTGAAAAATCAACATCAACTCAAACAGAATCAAAATATATTCAACAATTAAATATATCGGGAGGAAAAACAATGGAGAGTGAAGACACAAAGAAGCTAGAAGGAGAAACTAAACCAGAAGAAGAAACGAAGGAAGAAACTGAAAAGGAAACTGAGGAAGAAACTGGAACAGAAGAGCCTAAAGATGAAGAAGCAGTCCTTGATGAAAAGCTTAAATCACTTAGAATTAAGCAAAAACAGAAAGAACTTAAAAATCTTCAATCAGCAGACGAAGATGAAACAGTTAAAGAACCTGAAAAGCCAGCAGAAGAACCTGAAAAAACAGACGAACCAGAAGATGAAGATGAAGAAGAAGCAAATCCAACAGATGAAGCTTGGAAAGCATTTACAGAAAAAGGTTATAAAGTCACACAAAGTCATGGAAGCCTTAAAGGTGGGTCATTTACTCTTGTAAGAGCATAAAATGGCAGTAGCAGGAGGAAACCCATTAGGAGCTGTTTGTCTTTGGGACGGAGAAAACCCAAGAACATTTACAGCATTAGCAAGAGAAGTAATCTCAGGAGGAGACTTTGTATATAGTTCAGGAGCAGCAGCAGGTAATGTAGTTGGTTCTCAAGCAGCAAGTTATGTTGTATCTGATATTCAAGTAGCAGCATGTGATGTTTGGGGAAGAGTTAACGGAATTGCATTAACAAATGCAGGTTCAGGCGAAGAAATCACAATTGCAACAAGAGGTACTTACTTAAGGCAGCAGGAGTTGTTTCAGGTGGAGTATTTGTTTCATTAGCAAGTGGAAGTTCAGCAGCAAAGGGATTTGACGGAGTAATTACAACATCTACTGGAGTAGATGCAGGAAGTTTACTTGGAGGAATGATTGGAAGAGCACTTACATCAGCAGGTAGCGAAGGATATTGTCTTGTCTCATTGAACATATAAAATGGCATTCAACAGAATACAAGAATATATAACAAGGGACACAGGAGTAGCAGGAACACTTTTAATTCCTAAATTAATTTATCCTAAATTAATTGACGAAGTAGATAAGTTCTTATTACCAAGAGAATTAGCGGCAATATGGCAAACACCAGCACAATGTGCTAACCAAGGAGAAAGTTGGACTATTAACTTGATTAAGCCAGATAGTATGGATATTAGAAGAGTAGGAGAAGGTGCAGAAATACCAATGGACGCACTTGAATATGATACTAATGTTACAATAGAACCAGTTAAGTATGGAGTAGCAATTAGAATTACAAGGGAAATGATGGAAGACAGCCAATTCCCACTACTTGACATACATATTAAGTATGCAGGAAAGAGATTTGCTGAGAAAGAAACTGAGTTAATTATAACTGAGTTGAATTCAACAACTAATGCAGTTACAGGCGGAGCAGCAATTACAATTGCTAACATCGCGGAAGGTATGAATTACTTGGAAAGATATGACTATACACCAACAGACTTTTTAGTTGGAGATAAGATACTTCAAAACTTGAGGAACATAGACACTTTCATAGAAGCAGACAAGGCTGGAAACACAGACATGATGAAAACAGGGTTCTTGGGAACTATTTTCGGAATGAATGTCGTTAGGTTTAGCAGAAATGCAACACCAACACCAGGCACATATTGTTTATACGCTTATGTGATTGACAGAGATAATTCTTATGTTGTAGCTTATAAAAGAGATATAACAGTAGAAAACTTTGACATGCCAAGTTTTGACATGCAAGGAGCAGCAATAACTATGAGGCTTGATGTAGAATATCTAAGAGACTATGCTACTTGTGAAATAACAACAACAGGTTAAACTGTTTAGTTATTTCAAGTAAACTCATACAAGAAAATGGTAGTAGGAACATTAGGAGCAAGTGGATGTGTGAATGACGGAGCTTTAGATGGTACTGGAGGAGTTGGATTACCAACAGGAGTACCAGAAGAAATCTTGCAAACACAAGGAACACCACACGAAAATATGCCATCAATTGCTGGAAGTCAGTTATGCGAAGATGTAACAAATGCGGAATTGTATATAGCTGATAGAGGAGATAGCGGTTCATCTTGGATAAGACTTACTTCGGGAACATAAATTTTTATTTTGAATTTTTAATTTATTGTCGTGTAGTCACCTCTGAATTTCCGACAATTCAAACACAATTAAACCAAGGAGGTTAAATAATGGCATTTACACAAGCAGAAGGCTTAAGAGATAGAGAATATGCGAAATTTGAAGCTGTGCAAGCAGGTTCTAAAGTAGCTATTAATGTTAAAGGTAGTTTTGACACTATCAAACAATATACTTTTACACCAGCAAATTTGACAAGTTCTGTTGGTTCTTTGACAGTTTATTCAGATTATGCACTTAATGGCGAAATTAAGAGAATTTCTGTTGATATTGGTAATTGGACAGCTACTGGAAGTTTATGGATGAAGCAAAGTGGAACAAGCTTACAACCTGAAATTTTACAGATGGTAAGCGGAACTACTGCTTATGGAAGCAAACGACCAATTTATCCAGGAGAATATCCAAGTTATACTGTAAGTGGAACAGACACTATAACAGCAGTACAGATTGGAAGTCCTCAAACTATATTTCCTTTAGTTATTACTGAAAAATTAGTAATTGAAGGTTCAGGATTAGGTACTGGTAAATCTGGCTTAGGAATAGTTATTGAATACTATTAAGCCATTAAAATAAAATGGCAGACCAACTATCAAGCATTGGAAGTATCGCTACTTTTATAGTTGAAAATTTACAAGTTCCAGCAGGAGTTTCAGGCAATATGGTTGAGATAGTAGATATGGCTCGGCAATATGTCGCAAATTATACTGGAGATGTAATAGGTTCTCAATCTATTGGAGCAAAATATCAGCCAGCAATCGTACATTTTTCTAAGGCAGATACACTTGATTTTATTCAAGCACAAACAGGAGGAGAAAAAGTTAAATTAGCAGAGCTTTCTATCGAAGAATCAGGAGAGGAAATGAGTGCTGAACAATACAGACTTTTTGGAGAGAAGGAATTAAAAGCACTTGGTAGAAAAGTTCAAATTAAAAGGAGTTTGGGAGCTTAAATGGGAGTTGCAGGTACATTATCAGCAGGTATGGCTAATGTAATTAGCAAGGCAGGCAAACCTGTTAGAATTAGGTATTTTTCTGAAGTTGCTGGGTCTGTTTGGGATGATGAAGTCGCCCTTACAGAAGTCGCTGGGTCTGAAGTATGGACATCGGGAATAGTACTACCCTTGAGTAACAAATATGGCTCTGAAGATGTAATTTTGGTAGAGCAGGGAAAATTAAACAACCAAGACCAAAAAATGTATGTAAATGGCAGTTTGGATTTTACAGGAGTAGGAAGTAATATTAAAGTCAAGATTGGGATGACAGGCTCTCCAACTCAAATAGATAATTATACAATAATTCCACAAGGGGGCATTCCTTATGAAGTAGAAGGAACTCAGATTTACAAGAAAGTTTTTATTCGAAGACTAACAAATGGGAGTTTTATAGGAGAATCATGATGGTAGTAGGCATTAATGTTCAAGGATTGATGGCAATGGCTCTTCTTAAATTAAAGGGGAAGAATGTAAATGGAGAAATAAAAGAATCTATGACAAAAGTGGGAAGACACATGCAGAATGAAGTAAAATTAAGTATCAGTGGACATAAAGCAGAACCTACAAGTGTAGATACTGGAAAGTTCTTAGGGAGTGTAGATTTTAATGCTAAACCAAATGAAGTAACAATCTTTTCACCTGTTTCTTATGCTAAACATCTTGAATATGGAACAAGCAGAATGCCCGCAAGAAGACACTTTAATAATTCATTAGATAGAAACAAACAGAAAATAAATGAGATGTTAAAAGGCCAGATAAAGAATATATAGTGGCTTACCCAAACTATTTAAACAAAATAGTATATTAATAATTAGTCCAAGCGAGGACTAGGAAAGAAAACAGGAAAGAAAATGACAAGCGAGTCAAAATGGCAGTAGAAAGTGCAACTTTCATACGAGATGTATTATTCTTCATAAAGACAGAACTCTTAAAAATTACAGACCCTTTAGTTGGAAAAAGAAGTTCTCAATCTAAATTTGTTATGACAAGTTATCCACAGAGATTTGTTCAGTACCCATTAATAACAATCAAATTAACAAATCAAGAGGCTTTGCCTGCTGGAATGCAAGTTACTTCAATGGATGTCACACTTAATATAGAAGTTAGGACATGGGGGAGAAACCAAAAAGAGAAAGATGAATTATCAAATGATTGTTATAAACATCTTAGAGATATTCAATTTACGGCAAGCACTGGTTCTATAGCAAATAACTTACATGACTTTAAATTATTGAGTTCAAGCGAATTAGACGAACCAGGGGAAGACCAGCCAAAATCACGAATACTAAATATACAATATAAATTTTTCAATGTATAAGGAGGTTAAAATGAAAAAAACAAAGAAAACAGCCAAAAAGAAGACAGCTAAAAGGAAAATAACTAAGACTTAAAGTGGCAGTCTGAACCAGCATCAACAGTAAGCGGAACTATTGAGTATCAATTACCTGTT